TCAGACATCCAACCGCCGCGTCATGAGCTGATCGAGTTCCGCGCCGAGATCCTTGGGCGGGTCGACATCACCGTCGTACACCAGGGCCACCTGGCCGACCTCCAGATCCGGTGAGGTGCAGTAGAACAGGTGGCCGGCGTCCTTGGTGAACACCACCAGTCGGGTGGACTCGATCCGTCGGTACCGCTCGCCGTCATAGCCGGTGTCGTACCCATCCTCGTAGCCATCCATCCAGCCAGGGATCCCGTCGGGCCACTCTCCATATTCGGCGAAGGTCTCGAAGTCGGACGGCCGCATCACGCCGTAGGACTCCCAGTCCGTCGCGGTGAATCCGGCGTGGGTGTCGCGCAGAAAATTCTGTACGGGCGCGGGGAAGGTGTCCCAGAACCGGGGAGTGTCACCGAGACTCGCCGGATCCCACGCCATCCAGCAGACGTGGCCCTCCTCGCCGTACCCGACGACGTAGACCAGTACGAAGAACCGGCTCTTGGGGTTGTCGACCCAGAAGACGCGGACGTCGATCAACTGATCGCGCAGCACCGCGGCGAACTGCGGGATCATCTCCAGGAAGTCATCGCCCCAGTGCGACAGCGCCACCCCGCGGCGTTCCTCGGCGCTGTCGCCGCGCAGTACCCCGAGCCAGCGTTCCGGAACTTCGGCGGCCCGCGCAGAATCCGGCAGGATCAACTCCGCCTTGCCTTTTGACGTCAGTTCGGCGGCCACCTGATCGAAGTCGATCTCCACGCGACTCATCCTCCGTTGGCCTTGACCAGGTTTTTGATGATGTCCTGCAGCTGGTTACGGGTCTCGTTCTGTAGCTGTATCTGTTTTCCCGCCCAGTTCCGGTCGGCCTTGGGCAGCATGCGTGCGGCGCTGCCGGAATTCTTTGCGGTGTTCGCGGTCCAGGACAGCCACTGATAGTTCAGCGGGAGCTGCGACAGAATGAACATCTGATCAGAGGTCAACTTCAGGAACCCGGGAAGCTTGATCAGCTCGGCCAGCGGAACGATGTGGTCGGGCGAAACCTTCGGGTCGCCTGTCTTCGTCTCACCGATCTTCTGTCCCGGATAGACCGGGTCGGGAGCTCCCACCCGCGGTGCGACCTTGCCGGCGAGGCGGACATCTTTCGGCACGTTCCCCGGGTTGTCGCCGCGCAGCGCGTCGTATAGCGGCCGTTCCGGCGCATTCTTGGGGACGGTCTCCCGATTTCCGTTCCGAACGGGTGGCGGCTGATAACCCGCGGGGATCCCTTTCTTGGCATTGTCGATCGCGAGCCGTTGGGCGGATGACGGCTTGGCCAACTGCAGGCCTGACGGGTCCTTGGGCGTCACTGCGTTGGCGGCGGCATCGCACGCGCTGACCCGCGGCAGGAGCGCGGCGCGTTCGGCCTCGAGCTGTGCCTTCTCCGCGTTGTATGCGGCGACCGCGGCATGGTCGTAGCTGTTGACGCTGCCGGACCGGTTGTTGTGATCGTCCTTGCGCTGAGTCCACGACGCGAGTTGAGCGGCGATGTCGGGGCAGATCGTGTCGAAGGTGTCGGCGCGTGCCACGGAGAGCACGGGTCCCTCGATCGCCGACGACCACAGCAACCCGACTGCGAGCACCAGCGCGAGCCACATGCTCACCAATGTGCGGACCACAGCTTGCCCCCCGATTGCCCGAAAGCTCCCGCCTACATTCAAGCACGCACAGGAGGCCGGATCCGATGTCAGAACCGTGCCTGTGCCTGGCTGTGGCGGGTCGTGGTCACCAACGACAAAAGCGGCTCCGGACAGCTGTCACCGGAACCGCTCTGAACTCAAATCTGGATTTGTGGAGCCTAGGAGATTCGAACTCCTGACATCTGCCTTGCAAAGGCGAATCATGCTGCAGGTCAGGGGCTTAGGTGTCGTCCGAACTGCAGAAACGCACAACTGCAGTTAACAGTAGTTATCTGTGACTGTGTCCAAATTGTGGCCAGCATGGGGCCGTTTAGACGGTGATCCTGGCGCAGGGTCCAGCTCGGGGGTCGGAAAGGTAGCCCCGTCATGGCTGGCCCTTGCCCCGTTACAAGGAGGGGAAACCGGGGTTTGACGCCAGGACCGCCTGGTCTACATGGCCTTGACGCGGTAGCGGTCGAGGACTATCCGCTCGGCCAGGGTCCATCCGCTGAAGCCGGCAAGGCTGTACTCGTATTCCACGTCATCGACCTTCTTGCGCTGCAAGCCGGTCCCGTTGCTGGCCAGGCGTGCCGACGCAGTGGCGATGACGGCGGCGATCTCGGCGTTGGGTTCGGCGCCGGTGAAGCCGCGGCCGCGGGTGTAGGACTTGGCCATCAGGGTGATGATCGGGACGACCGTGGCCACGTCCCCCTGCGTGAGGGACGTGACCGTGGTCGGATCGACGGGCATTGGTTATGCCTCGGTGAGCAGGGTGACTGCCTTGGACTGCAGCAGCGCGGTATCCCAGCGGGACACGACGCGGATACCGATGCTGTCGTAGTCGCCCCATGTCTGATCGAGAATCTTCACCTCCGCGTTGACGTCGCGGGCCACGACGACCTTGGACATGTCGACCAGGCCGACACGGGCCTTGCCCGGTGCGGTGCCGGTGTTGGGGATGTTGTCGGTGATGATGACCGGCAGACCCAGCAACCGGAGCTCGGTGCCGTTCTGGATGGTGTTGGGGTCGAACAGATACCGGGCGTCGTCGGTGCCGACCTTGATCTTGCGCAGCGCCGAGAACGACGTGCTCGTCATGACCCAGTGCGTCGGGTTGACCTTGTTGCCCTGGGCAACGGCAAGGCCGTCGATAAGGCTGTCGGGGTCGGTGAGATCCAGAACACCGGTGGCGATGCCGGTCTGACGGAGGATGCCCTTAATGGTGTCGGAGGTGCCGGCGCCATCCCACAGTGCTTTATCGAGCGCGCTGGCGACGTCGGTGACCAGGCGGGTGCGTAGCACCGCTTCGAGGCCGACCACTGAGGTGCGGATCAGCTCGTTGGACAGCTTCACCAGGACCTTGAGGCCCTTGAGGGTGGACGGCAGCAGCGTTACCTCGTCGAATGCCACGTCGCCGTCGGTGATCTGGGCGCCTTCGGCGACGAACCCGGCGGTGACGCCGTTGACGATGCGCGGGACGCGGACGGGGCTGGAGCTGTCGAGGACGACGGGGCCGGCCGCGAGAAATGTGCTGGCCTGTTCGAGGGGCTGGACAAGCAGGCTGGATACCTGCGACTGGATGAGGGTGGAATTACCCGAGGTGACTTCAATAGCCATGAGAATTTCCTTGCGTGACAGAGTTTCAGGGAACCCGTGCCACCAGGACAACGATGGGGCCGGTCACCAGGACCGACCCCATCAGTGTACCCCCATGGGGTATCAGTCAGCGTCAAACTCAGGGTTGATGCCGCGGTGCCGAATAGCGGAAAGTTCCTCCGCTATCGACAGCAGGGCGCCGACCTCGGCAACCTTGAGTTGTTGATCGATCGTGAGATGGTCGATGTCGTAGAAGTAGCCAGAGCTCTCGCCCTTGGCCGCACCAATCGTCGTGCACAGCAGGTCCCACGTGTTTCCGTACGTATCACCCATCGCGGTCCCCCTCCTAGCGGTTCAGGTTCTTCCAATATTCCGGCACTGCATCATTCACATCGCAGAGCGCGACGCCCAGGTTGTAAATCAGGATGTTCTGACGTTCGAGGAGCCCGATTATCGAGTTGAGGTTGTGGTAGATGTCGTCGGGCGTGGCGATGGTTGCATTTCCGGCGCCTCTTGGGGGCTCGGCCCTGCCATCGCGGATGTCCCGTAATACATCTTCGATATGGGTCAGCTTCTCTAAAATGTCAGCGTCCATCGTCGCCTTTCCCCTCTATACGGCTTTGCCGCGCAGGACGGCGGCGAGGTCGACGGTACCGCCCGAACACGTTGTCAGGTCCGTTCTTTGAGCATGTCGAGCAGGGAGAATCCGCCGGACGCCGGACCGCGCTGGCCCTGCCCGATGTCACCGGTGGGCCGGCGTGTGGCCAGATGTGGCTTGGCTTGGATCAGCTCGTTGATCGCGCCGATCATTTTGTCGGCGTCAGTAAGGTGATCGGCGTCGAACGGTAGGTCGGTCGGGTCGGCCAATCGGCCTGTGGCCCGGACGAGTTCGGTGTGCAGGCGGGTTGCCAGTGCGTCGGCCTCCCCGGCGCGCTGGCGGTACTTGCCGTTCTCCTGGCGCAGCTTCTCGACATACTCACGCGGGAACGTCTCAGCGTCGGATTCATCCTGATCAGCCAGGTTGTCGGCGTCGACAACTTGGTCGGTATCCGCCTGCCGGACATCAGGGGTGTCTGTCTGGCCGACACCCTCGGGCTGAGTTTCTTCGGGGACCTCAGTTGCCTCGGTCTGTTCGGTCATGGTGTTGCCTTCCTGTCAGGGGTTCTGATCTCGTCGACGGCGTCAACGAGCTTGTCGGCCAAGTCGATCGCTTCGGCCTCGGTGAACATGTAGGTCAGTGCGCCGGTGCGCATCCGGATCGGTCGCGCAGTTTCGGGCATGACAACGATCGTGGGCTCGATCTCCCGGGCAGCGATACGCATCACGCCACCGCCGGTGTTCGGGCCGCGGCGATCTTGGCTATCTCGTCGTCGCTGTAGCCAAGCTTGCCCAGGGCATACGAGGCAGGGAGTAGGCCGGCCTGGAACAGCTTCACCACGGCGTCGGCCTCCTGCGCCACGCTGCGGGTCGCGGCATCAGCCCACTGGACTCGGATGTCGTCGATCAGGCCGGGATCGCTCCCGTCGCGTACGGCGATCATCAGGCGGGCCACCTGTTCCCAGGCCCGTCCGAACGTGGCTTGCCGCGCTTCAGCCCGTGCCGTCAGCGATGCCTCAGCGGCACGCAGCGCGTCAGCCGAAGCCGGGTTGTCGGTGAACACTCCGACGTAGTGCGCCGGCAGGGTGGATACCGCCATGATCTGGCCGAGGATGACCCGCACCGATGCCTCGTAGCCGCCGAGGTCCGCGGATTGCAGTTGCCCAAACTTGGCCTGGTCGTTCTCCGAGATCATTGCCCGGTGCCCTTCGGGGATCGGGTTCACCTCGCGCATCACCGGCTGGTCGTCGTCATCGAGGACCGGGTTGCCGTCGTCATCGAGGACGGGTTCCTCGGTGAGTTCGATGCCGGTAGCCCATCGGCGGGGCCGACCAACGTATTCGGAGGTGACCATCATGTCGGCCAACGACTTGTTGAGCGCATCGACCAGCGGCTTGAGGTCGTCGATTTCCGAGCCGCCCCAATCGCCCACGATGCGATCGGTGTTGCGCAGATTGACCACCGGGACCACACCGAGCGGGTTGGGGATCTCCTCGATGGTCTTGAACCCGTTGGCCACGGCGCCCTGTTGATCGGCGCGCAACCGGATGATGCGATCACGCAGGTACATCACGGCCTCGGTGGTCTTGAGGTTGGTGTCCTCCCACCGCTTGATCCCCGCGTACACCTGTCGGCTGCCCGGATCGGTCAGTACCGCAACCTGTTTCGCTGACTCCACTGTGACCTGTGGCCGTCCCAGCTTGTCGGCCCACACGATGACGTAGGAATCTCCGAGCAGCAGCGCCTCGCGGTGCGCAACCCCACTAGTCTGGTCCAGGTCGTTGCGGACCCAATCGGCCCATAGGGCGGCATCGCCGGCGAACCCGGTCAGTCGCAGCCGCTCAGCCAGAGCTGTCACGGCCAGCCTCGGGATGTTGCTGGACATGATGCCGAACCGGTTGCCCAGCGCCACCTTGGCCTCGGGGCTCAGGAATGCCAGCGGTTGCTTGCCCTGGTAATACCGGTCCAGATCGGCATACCGGGCCGCCGGTTCGTTCAGTCGTTGTAGAAGGTCCTCTAGCAGTGTCATGATGCAAAACTCCTCACTCGCTTACGGTTTCGTTGTTGGTGCCAGGCCGCCCGGTCGTAGGCCACGATGGCGGCCACGGCGGCGTCGATCTTGCGGGGCGATCCCCGCTTGTCCTTCGATACGAGATCCCCCTGCGGGGTCGCCTTGGCGACACAGTGAGCGATGTGGGCGGCCATCCGCGCATCCCCGTCATGTGTCACCTGCTGGGTGACGGTTGCCTGATACAGGCGGTCGGTGGCCGGTGCCATCCGGGCCGCGTGCGCGGTGTTCCACTCAAGGACCCGCTTCTCACCGTGACGCTTGGCCCAATCCTCGATCTCACTGCGCCAACCCCACGGGTCGCACGCCAGCTCCGCGACGTCGTACTTGGTGAACGCCACATCGACAGCGCAGGTGACGTCCTCGCGGGGTACACGCCAGCGCGGATCGCCGGGGTTCTCCCACAGGCCTTCTACCCACAGGTGCCCATCCAGCGTGCAGCCGATCAGCGCCGTGGAGTCACCGGACGCGGATCCGTCGAACGCCAGGACCACACGCTCGCGGGGCTGCACCGACCTGTCCACCGCGCAGGCATCCCACGCGCCGAACGGCATCCACGCATCCACACCTGTCACCCACTGGCCCAGACGAAGCTGTCTGAACACCGGCTCACGCAGGGTTCGCATAGCAGCCTCGAGGCCGTCCTCGAAAAGGAACGGACGCTCACACGTCATCGCCGGATTCGCCATCCGCCGAGCCTCACGGTCATCCAGCGCGCACCCATCCGGGGCGGCGAACTCCTTGAAGAAGAACGCCGGATCAGTCCCAGAGCGGCCATGCTCCACCAACTTCCACATCACCGAATCCGGGGACGCAGCCGGTGTCGAGATCGCCAACGTCAGCGAGCGGGGCCGCTTGCCCGCCACCGACGTACACGCCTCCCACGTATCCGGCGAAACAACGTGCAATTCATCAACAATCAGCAGCGTCGGGTCCCAGCCATGCAGAGCCGCAGGATCGGCCGGCAACGGCAACAGCAACCCGTCATTCTGCGGGGTCACCAGCCGGTCCTTGTACACGTGCGTGCGGGCCAACAGCTCCGGTGCCAACTCGACCATTCGACGCGCCAAACGCAGCGTGATCGTCGACTGCCGCTGATCTGAGGCCACCACCAGAATCTCCGGGGAGTCCTCGATCAGGAACAGCACCGCCACCGCGATCATCGCGCCCAACGTCGTCTTGGCATTGGCCCGCGCGATACTCACCAGACCCTGCCGGATGCCCTCAGCGAACGCACCACGGATGATGTCCTTCTGAAAACCGGCCAGCTGCACCAGCTCACCAGCGTTCGCGCCCTTCGGGACCACAAGGTAGGACTCGATGAACATGATGATTCGTTCGGCGAGATCGTCGGGATAGTCCGAGAAGTCCAACGGATCGGCCGTGATCTGCGCTTTTGCACCAGCTTTGAGGCTCATGACACCACCTGCGAACTGAGAGGGGAAAAATGCCTGGGGGCGGGGTCAGCGGCGGGTCGGCTTGGGGGCATCCCCCTGGTGGCTGACTGCCCGCGTGCGGCACCGGCAGCGCGGTTGCACGGTCCGCAGAGGACCTGGACGTCCTGCAGTCTGATGGGCAGGCCAGCGGCCTTGCGTGCCCAGGCTTCTGGGGTGTGGTCGGTCTGTAGGTCGTCGGTGGCGCCGCAGCCTGAGCAGAACGGTTGGAGTCGTCGGGCTCGTTTGGACAGCTTGGTCCATGCGTGGTCGTAGCCGCGGGTGGTGGCTGTCGGCTTGGTGTCCACTGTGTGCTCGGGGCAGCGTGGGCCGTCTGCGGGTTCGCCGCAGTCGATGCAGGGTCGCATGGTCATCAGCCGAGCGCCCATCGGACGAGGGCACGCACATGGTCGTCTTGGCCGTCGAGGTCGGTGGTGGTGATGCTGGGGCCGCGTAGTTCGTAGGTGCGGCCGTTGTAGCGGATGGCGTCGAGTGAGGTGATGGTGGTGGTGTCCGGGGTGACGGGCATGTACACCTTGGCGTTGATCACTGCGACGCGGGCGAAGCTGTCGCCGATCTCGTCGGGGTTCTTGGCTTGGAATGAGCAGCCGGCCACGGGGATCACGGTTTCGGTGGGGACGCCGTTGCCCTCGTACGGGTCGGGTGTGTAGGTCCGCTTGATGATCTCGATGGTGTCGTTACCGATGGTCATCGGTTGTCTCCTCGGTAGTAGCTCAGGGATCTGCGGAGTTCGTCGATGGTGAGTTCTTCGGCGTCGGTGTGCGCCCAGTAGGCGAGCCATTCGCGGGTGCAGTGCAGGAGGACGTGACCGTTGCCGGTGATGACTTGGACGTCGATGTTGTCGCCTTGCATGTGGAGGCCGATGTCGCGGTTGATGTCGTCGAGTACTTGTGCCGCTTCGTCGTCGGTGACGCCGGTCTGTTCGGCGATGACCCAGATGGTGAGTTGTGTGAGTAGGTGTCGTTCGTCGTCTGTGAGCCGGCGGTTGACGGCTGCGGGTTGGTGGGTCATGGGTTCCTTGCGGGTCCAGATGTCGGGGTCGGGGAAGATGGCGCGGTGGTTCATGAGGCCACCAGTTGCTTGCTGCATGACAGGTGGGTGTCGCCTTGTCCGGCGGTGACGGGTTTGTCGCAGATGGTGCATGTGGGGTAGCTGGATGCGGGTTTTCCGCTGATGGTGCGGTGGCGCTCGCGTGGTGGTCGTGGCTTGGCGCTGGGCAGTGTGGTGGGCATGGTGGCCGGTGACGGTGGACCAAGGGAGCAGTCCTCGGCACCGTGCTCCCTTGGTCGATTCTCGTCCTGGCGCACCCCTTCTGACGTGCAAGGGAGCAAGGGAGCGGTGCCTGAAGAGTCCGGGGTGCTCCCTTGGTCGCCTGCTCCCTTGGTTTCGAGCTTCCAGAACCAAGGGCCGTCGCCGGTTTCTCTGACCGCCTGAATGCCCAGACGCTTCTTTGCCCGCTTTGCCTGATCCTTGGAGTAGCCCGCGGCGTCGGCAGACGAGTAGACCTCGTTGGCCTTCACTGATCCCGTTGCCAGAAGCTCGGTCAGCCATGTGTCGATGTCGTGAGCATCGCCGTCGTGGCCGGGGTCTGTCCGGTTGATGACTTCACTCACTGAGATGTCGGACGTGCCGAGGTCCACGACGCGGGCCACTTCTGCCGGCCCGTCGTCGGTCGGTATTGACACGCTTTCCAGACGGAATGCGAACGATTCATCGCCGCGAGGGGCGTAGTTGCCTTTGTCTTGCGTGACGATGACCCGGTCGCCGTCTTCGGCGAACAGGAACACCGAGCGGACGGCGTCACGGAAGGCGTGCGATCCGCTCATCTTGTCCGAGGCGTTACCGCCACCCTTGCCGAAGTGACGTACGAACATCATCACCGCACCGGTTTCAGCGGACACTCTCGCGAGGGCGTCGACCGCGGACCGGACGTCAGCCTCCCGGTTGAGGTCGCCGCTCATCGTGGATGCGATGGGGTCGATGCCCACCAGTACCGCCCCGGTGGTTGCGACAGCGTCGCGGATGGTGAAGGTGTCCAGCGGCAGCTTGGGCGCTACTTCGGAGGTGTCGCCGTCGATAGTGGATTCGATGGCGAGCCGGCCGACCATGTTGAGGTCTGCCCCCGCGGCGATGAGACGGGGGACGATCACGGTGTCCCATTGGTCTTCGCCCGACCAGATGAGTGAGGGCCGGGGTTGGCCGTAGTACTTGCCGGGGAGTAGTCCTCGTGACAGTTTGCCGATCAGTTCGATCATGTAGGTGGTCTTGCCGGTGCCTCCGCGGCCGGCGAGGGCGGACACGGTGCCTACGGGTATGCGCTTGTCCTGCAACCACACCTGTTTCTTTGGTCGGATGGTGGAGGCCCATTCGACACTGGCCGATCTGCCGTACTCGTCAGTCACGCTGATTTCCTCCGGGGGATGTAGGGGGAGCTGGCGCGGTTGCGGATTCGCTGGGCGAGTGCGGACCAGTCGGCGGCAGCGGAGATTTGGCGGCTGGCCGCGGCCTGCGCGGTCTGCATGGTCTCGATGCGTAGGGCGTGGTGTTCACCGAAAGCCGCGAGGGCCAAGAGTTTCCGGGGGTCGTCGTCGGCCAGTGCGCACCAGGCGAGGGTGCCGGCCCACGGAATGGGTCCAGCATTGGCCTTGTTGACCATGGCGGTGATGAACTCATGCACCGGCCACCAAGCGACCTGCTGAGATTCGGGAGAACCCGCGGCACGATCGCCGCGGGCCTCCGTCTGCGTTTCTGTCACAGTGATCCCCGTAGCCGGTCGAGGTCGGCCAGGACCGCGGTGGCGTGGTCAAGGATCTCCTGGGCGCGGGTGCGTCGGGCACCTTCGAGGTAGCCGACTGCGTCCGTGAGGTGGCATGCGACGGTGTCGAGATGTCCTCGGGCGCTGTCGATGTCCCACCGGGCGGCGTAGTCCCGATCCAGGACGGCGCTCACTTCGCAGCCCCGAACAGGTCGACCGCTGCCCGCAGTACCTCGGCCAGCTCCAGCGCCTCGTGAGGCTGGAATGACATGCCGATGTTCTGCCACTTCGATTTGCCGCCATCACCGTCGACAACCTGGCTGAGCGTTACTGTCACGGACTCGTGGCTGTTGCCGTAGAGGTGGGCGGACACGAATGCGCATGCTGGCTGCCACACGTCTCCGTGATCGACTCCGAAGTTGTGCGAGGAGATGACCCGGACGGGTTCCGATCCATAGCTGGTGGACAAGTGAGACCGCCCGGTCTCGTCGAAGTCGGGGTCAGCCCATACCGGTCGCGGGTGGACGCCCCCAAGGATCTTCTCGGCGTCACCGTCGTGGCGGACCTCGAAGCCTCGGTCAGTGAGTTCCCGCCAGCGTTCCAGCGCGGGGGCTGGCGGGTCGAGGTTGACCGGCTCCGCGCTGTCGGTGTCGAAGAATCGGAGGGCTGGTGCAGTGTTTTCGTGCTGTGTCATGATGTTGGTACCTACTTTCTGGTGAGGGTTGGTTGTGACGGCCTCGGGGTGGCAGCCCTGAGGTCGTCGTTCTTTTGAGGCCGCAGGTCCTCGGTGTTGTCGAACTCGATCAGGCCCAAGTCGGCGTGGTCGATCTGCGGACGGTTAAGCGGCATCAGGCCCGCCAATTCGGTTGTCCGCCAGGAACTTGAGGACATCGGTACGCAAGTAGCGCACCCGTCCGCCGATCTTCGTCCAGGGCACACCACGTCGTCGGTACCTGTCCTGTGCCAGTGCGTCCACGGTCGTTTGCAAGACGGCCGCAAGCTGCTGTGGCGTAGCAAGCGGAGGTAGCTCCTCCGCGGTGAGAACCTCGGCCATTGACATCTCCTGTCGTTCTATTGCCATACATTGGCAATGTCACGATTAGAGCACGGCGGTTATCGACTGTCAAGGATGGTGGATCTGTTGCCAAAGTATGCGAATATGGCGTGATGGCAGGTAAGGAACCCGAGATCGGGCCCACGGCCCGCGCGGTCGCAAAGAATGTCGAGGATCTGCGCACCGCACAGCACATGAATTACAAGCAGCTCTCCGAGCTGCTAGAGCGTGTCTCCAACTGGTCGATCAACGCCGTTGGGATCAGGCGTATCGAGTCTGGCGAGCGGCGCGTCACCCCTGATGATCTGCTGGCTTTAGCTGTGGCCCTTGGCGTGTCGCCAGCCTCGCTACTAATGCCGGATCTGGCAACAGTCACCCAGGATGACCTGGTGCCGATAACGGGTAACCGACAGCCGATTACAGCCTCCGCGGTTTGGCGATGGTTGACTGCTTGGGAACCGCTTGTCCATGGCACGTTGGGAACCTTCATCGATCGCGCGCTGCCATCGTGGGAACGCGAGGAATACCGGAAACGATTCGAACCGATGCCGTTCCGGGGCGAGGATGGGTACAGCGATGGCGACGATTGAGAAGTACGAAACAGATTCTGGCGCAACACGTTACTGCGTGCGCTATCGAACGCCGGACCGGCGCCAAACCCGCAAACGTGGGTTCACAACGAAGCGCGATGCAGAGGCGTGGGCGAACCAACTCGAGGTCGACAAGCGCCGCGGCGCGTATGTGGCGCCGGCGGCCGGCCGGATCACGCTCGGGGAGTATTCGCGGGAGTGGTTGGAGTCCAAGCACAAGCTGAAGCCGTCCACTCGGGCCCGGTACAAGATCGTGGTCGAGGGAGAGTTGGCTAAGCGGGGCCGGATCGCGCTGGGTGACATCACGCGGCGGTGGGTGCGGGAATGGGTTGCCGATCTGAGCGTGGATCTCGCGCCGGCGTCGGTACACAAGACGGTCGGGGTGCTGCGCCAGGTGCTCGCCATGGCCGTCGCCGAGAACCGCCTGGCCATGAATCCGGTCGACGGGGTCGAGCTGCCGACCGTGACGGCGGTGGAGCAGCGGTTCATCACACTGGAGCAGTTGCACGTACTCGCGGACGCGGCTGGGGATCACCGGCCGCTTGTGTACGTCCTGGGGACGTGCGGGTTGCGATTCGGGGAGGCTGCAGAGCTTCGGTGGCGCGATGTGGACCTGGACGGCCTCAAGATCAAGTTGTCGCGGTCTGTGACGCTCGTGGATGGTCAGTTTGAGATCGGCACGACGAAGGGCGGTAAGGGCCGCACGGTGAGCCTGCCGGCGTTCGTGGCGGACCTTCTTGTCGGCGTCGGCAAAAAGGGCGACGGGGACGCTCTGGTGTTCCCGGACAGCAAGGGTGGCTACATGCGGGGGACGAACGTTCGCCGGCGGTGGTGGTCGGATGCCGTCGCGGCGGCCGAGCTGCATCCGCGCACCGAGAAGACTCCCGCCGGTGAGTTCGTGACGGTCTACGACTTCAAGTTGCACGAGTTGCGCCACACCGCAGCGTCTCTGGCGATCCAGGCGGGCGCGAACATCAAGGCTCTACAGAACATGCTCGGACACGAGTCCGCAGGGCTCACCCTGGACCGCTACGGCCACCTGTACCCGTCCGATGTGGACGCGGTCGGGGTGGCCATGAACGCGCTTTTAACTCGAAAGTGTGTCCAGGATGTGTCCACCAACGAGAAAAGCGGCCCCGGTAACTAA